AGTATAATTATTTATTTTCTAAAGCTTTATGAAGTTCTTGATTATCTTTAAGCAATTTATCTACAATTGCTTTCAAATCATCAATTTCTTTTGCCATTTTTAATGGACTCTTATAAGTAGAACCTTTAGCTCCTACCTTATACGATACACCGGCATTTACCATAGTATCTTTACCATTGATAGTAGTACCGAAAGTAACCATTGTATTTTCATTTGGTCTATGGGATACACCAAGTGCTACAGCGGTTTTACCTTTATAATGACCAACTCCAGCCATGATATCTGTCTTATGGTCTGGGTTATAATCAAGTGGCTGCAAAGCTGCTAGAGCCGCTGCATTAGCACCTACTTTAGCTACTTGCATATCCGTGTAATGGTTAGCTTGGTTAATAGCATTAGTACCAATATCAGTAACTTTATTTTCTAAAGTTGTAATACGACCTTCATGATTACCTAATACTTCTTTATTTTTATCTACTTTAGCACTGATATCATTGATACGATTTTCATTTGTATCAATACGTTTAGAATTATCATTAACTTTATTTCCTACTTCTTTTAGTTGACTTACGTTAACAGCATCGGTATCTTTTTCACCACGGCTAACATTGGTAATTTTCTTACCACCATTATTTAATCCATCAGCGGTTAAAGTGATTTCATCGATTGGTCGGGCATTACCATCATTAGTAGCGATACGAATTCCATTATAATTATAAGTAGTACTATATACAGGTTCTGTACCATCGCCACGATGCACCATAGAAATACCTTCTGTTGTATAATGAGATTCATTATTACCGTCATTTAAATTAACAGAATTAAGATTTAAATCTTTATTCATTGATACAGTATAGAAACCATCTTCACCATCGACTACAATGTTATCATCACCAGATTGTACAACAGTGTGTTTTTGGGCTTCCATCATAACATCATACAATTGGCTGCCATTAACAGCGTCTGTAGATTTAGCAGAAATTTCACCAGCACCTACATTTTGTAGTTGACGTGTGAAAACTCGGAATTTTGCTTCTGGTGTGGTGCCTTTATCATAAAATGGTGCATAGCTGCTACCAATACTGAATACACCTTGATTTGTTTTTACGCCAGCATACTTACTATCAACTTTGTGCACATCATCGTATGCCATACTATAAGCACCAATAGCTACAGATGCGTCGCCAAAAGATTGAGCAAGGTATCCAATTGCTGTACCTGCTCTAACATCTACTTTTGTATGATCACCAATAGCGATATTCCCTTTATTTTCAGGGGAGAAGTAATATATCCCACTTGTTTCTTCTTCATTATAGGTACGAGCATGGGAATACACATGGTTACCAATAGTTACAGATGAATATCCAGCAACATTATTAGAGTTACCGAGAACAATATTATTCTCACCTTCAACTTGATTTAAGTTACCAGATACTTGATTTGTAGTACCAGCTGCAAAAGCAGTTGTACCTAAAGATGCAATAATAGCTGTTGTTAATAAAAGTTTACTTGTTTTCATTTTGAAAATCCTCCTGAAAATTAATTTAAAATAAAACAACTTAATTTTTATATAACTTAATAACCATACTCCTACCTATTGGGTATGGTTAGTGTTACCAAGAAAGGTTATCGATGCTTTTGTGTATCTTATTCAACTTTTTATAAGTTGAATATAACTCTTTGATAGCTTTTACATCTATCAAAGATAAATACAATTCTCTTAAAATAGTTGTGATAAACAAATTAGTTTCTTTGTTTACCACATCAAATGCACTTATGATACATCTAGCCGTATTTTTACGATCATCGATGTTATCTATTAAGATAGTAGATTCAGCGTCTTTGTTCTTTCTGATATTGTACATACGAACACGTACTTTAGAATCTCCAAATATGGATAATTCTTTTAATGTAAGATTCATTTCAATTAATGCGTCTTCACGCATAGCAATTAAAATTGTTTCATAACCATGTTTAATAGGGTTAACAACAATATTTGTTGTAAAACCTAAACCTTTAAGTACCATAGCCAAACCAGATGATTTAATCTTTGTATTACGCATGATTTGTATTCTCCTTTTATTTAAAATATAATTAATTTCTTACCACATATCTAGACACTTCTGAGTCGTAAGACAAATGTCTAGCTTTTTCTAAATATCCCAATACATCTTCTTTTGTTAGATATCCTACGACATCAAAGCAAAGCTCTGTATCCCAACATACCTCATCGCCTTTCATAAAGGCTAATTCAAATAAACCCTTAAGACCACCAAGTGATGAAGCACTGCGAATAACAGATACTTGGAGATCACAGTTTGGGCATCTGAATCGCCATGCTTCAGTTTCTGCCGCAAATAAATTTTTTGGTCTTACAAAAGACCTGATAAAAGTTGGGAACTCAATGAATTCCTTGATAAATTCTACATGTTTTTCTTTCATTTTTAAATACTCCTTAATATTAAAATAAAATACTACTTTATTCACTATAATAATATATAACTGAAATTTATGATAATTACAAAATTTAAGGAGTATAAAATGATTAGAATTTATCGTTTTTATTAATACTTTCTAGTGGAGTAATATTATGCTCACGTTGAGTCCATGCAGTATAATCTAAAAATTTCTTAAGAAGTATCTTCTTTTCTTCTGGTGTTAAAGAAGCTAAGAAGTTCTTAATAGTTTTACCAAATATCTTAGTTATACGACATGTGCAATCTAAGTAATGGTTCTCCCAGTCATCACCGAACTTCTCATAACGTTCATATCGACAACCTCCATCACATATTGCTCCGAATTCACATTTTTGACAATCTTCATGTTTACATCTACGTTGAGCTCTGGTATCATCTAATCGAACCAGTTGTTGACTCATAGCAGTACAGTTATTTTGAATACCTTCTGGAGATATTGTAGTATATTTACCAATATCACAACTACAGAAACTACGATCTTGTCTTAACCATGCTCCAATCTTATTTAAATGCTCTACATAGAGCTTATCTAAATCGAATGTATAAGGCAATTGTTTCTCTAGTTCTTCATAGAAGTCTTCAGAATAATTTTCACCATGAGCAATAACAAATTCACCATTAGCTTTACCAGGATATTTAGTATCATATTTAAGAGCTTTGAAATGATCATGTATTTCTTTAAGCTTATAAATATTCTCGTTATTTACTACAGTCTTAATATCGAATGTAATGCCTTGCTCCAAAGCATATTCAATATTAGCGTTAACTTTTTCTGCAATAGAATTACCATGTATATCAACACGGCTAGTAGTAAATCCATCCCAAGATAGTTGTACTTCGTTAAGTTTATATTGTTTATGGAATTCAATAAATTCTTTAAAGTTAGCCATAGTAGATGTGACTACTTGGAATTTACATTTTCCATAGTATTTCTTAACTGTATATTCAATCAAGTCCAATCGAAGGAGTGGCTCACCTCCAAAGAATATAATCCTTGAAGGTTTAAGCTCTTCCATGTATTTATCAATCTGCTCTATAGTCATATCTTTAGAATGGAAGTCTATATAACAGTACTTACAACGATTAGGACAATTATTAGTTAAGAAGAAGAAATATTCTCTATAATTATCCATAGAATCTCCTATAAGAATTAAGACATACCACAGTTTTGATTATGGCATGTATTAGAATAACAACCTTGACAAGATAATTGACAAGTAGATTGGCAGTGAGTTTGACATGTGATATTACAATATCCATTATCATCCCACCAGTTGTTATATGTGTCAAGTTGTTGAGAAATTCTACGAAGATATTCAGCAATCAATGCCCATTTAGAAGCATATACAGTTTCACCAGCATTTACATGCTCAATTGTAAAGTTTGTAGTTGGATCAGAAACTGCTTTAGTGACACGACGAAGAGTATTATTGCAGATTTGAACTGTAGTAGCATCTTCTTGAGTAGCAATACGGAAACCATGTAAGATAGAGCGGTTTTCACAAGCTGTAGAAGAGTTTGCTGGATCGTAGTTAAGTGTACAGATACGAGCATCTTGTTTTAATACAGCTTCCATGTTTACAACAGCTTGGAATTTCACATTATAAATAGTTTCAGCTTCTGTAAATACAGGTACTGTTGGATCTGTATTTGCTATTGTAGCATATGAATGGTTATGGTCTGCTGTTTCTTTAATAGAAGTTCGTTCAATTGAATACACAGTACTACCTACAGTAACATCAATACCAGACATATCTTCAGGGAAATCGGATAATTGATTTTCGAATACGATAAAGTTGCTT